AGTACCAGAAGATCGTACTGCGGTAGATAATATTCTGCGAATCAATCACGGCAATCAAATGAGATTGGGGTTGATGGCAGATGCAAAAGCCAATATAATGATTACGGTTGCATCTATTGTTTTTTCTGTAACGATTGCAAATCTTGATAATGTATTGATGAAATGGCCTCTTCTGACATTTGCATTTGGTTGTTTCTTTGCTCTTCTCTTTGCAATATTCGCAATCATACCAAAAACAGCCTATCCAAAAGATGCAACAGGAGATATAGATAGAAAATCTCCATTTTTTAATCCGTTATTTTTTGGACATTTTGCACATCTACCAATAGATGAGTATAAGGATGATTATGCAGAAAAATTGATGACCGATGATAAGATTTATGATGCATTAGCAGGGGATATATACGGACAAGGAAAGGTTCTTGCACTCAGTAAATACAAATTTCTCAGGTGGTCATATGGGAGTTTTCTTTGGGGTATGATTGGTGCAATTATAGTGTTTGTTTTACAAAGTCCCTTTGGTGATGTTCTATTAGATGGGGTGAAATGGTTATACGAATTAATTGTGGGTGAAATGTTATTTACTTTAGATGGAATGAAAGAATTGTTATGTCAATCAAGTTCTAAATGTAGGAATAGTTTGTGATAATAAATATTAGAGAATCTATTTCGAAGAAAAATAAATGAATGATATTACAGAAAAATATGCTGAATTAAGAGAGGAACTTGATAATAAAGACCCTCTTCACAGGTATGTAAAACTTAAAGAAGAGCTTGATGATAAAGATCCTATCAAAAGATATGCTCGAATTAAAGAAGAACTAGATTCGATAAAAGAAGTAAACGCACAAAAGTTTGAAGAAAACAAAAAGGAAAGAGAAGAAAATACTCTTGAAGCAATGGAGTCTCTTTTCTATTCTCTTGGTGGAGAAGAATCAGATGTTGAAAGTAAACCAGAAATTGTTGAAAATGCAGAGGAACGGCAAGAGGATGTTGTTGAAGAACCAGTTGGAGATGTTGAGGAAATTAATTTACGAGAAGAACAACCCATTGATATTGAAGAAAGAGAAGAAGAACTTGTCTCTGGACTAGAACCAGTAATTGATGCGATTTCTAAACAAGAGTCATTAAAAGAAAAGAAAGAAGAAGTTGACCCTGTTTCTGCACGAATAGAAAAACTTGAAAAATGGATACAGAAAATAGCTGTATCTGGGCCTGGTTCTGGAGAAGTCAGAATCTTGAATATGGATGATGTTGATACTACTGACCTTGCAAATAATAAAATTCTTAAATATCAATCTTCATCTGGAAAATTTATTTTTACTGCTGCTGGTGGTGGTGGTGGCGATGTTGATTTGTCGGCCGTTGATCAAAACATAATTCCAGATGGGAATGGGACAAGAGATTTGGGTGGTTCTTCTAACAAATGGAAAGATTTATATCTTTCTGGTTCAACAATTGTACTAGGAACAACTTCTCTTTCTATAGATGAGTCGGGAGAATTTCAAACTCAAAAGACGGGAGATTCGAGTCCTTCAAGAGTAGCATCTTTTTCTAAAACTAATATACCATTTACAAAAGCTGATGGAACATCCTCTTCAATAGAAACTAAATCTGCACCAGCAACTTTTTCTACATTTTTTGATAATATGTATGTTCCTTTTGCAAAGGCCAATGGAACAGATGTCACAACACTTAAATTAGGGTCATGATATGGCAGATAAAATACCTGTAAAAGCGACCTTTACCAATTCAGATGTTACTGGACTTGCAGAATTTATCTCAACAGATACGGTAGGTGTTTCGCAAGGTGGAACTGGTTCGACTTCTGCTTCTGGTGCAAGAACAAATCTTGGAGCAATCGGAGCTGATGAGACAGTTACACTTACGAATAAAACTTTAACAAGTCCAGTTTTAAATACTGGTGTAAGTGGAACGGCAGTACTAGATGAAGATGATATGGCGACGGATAGTGCTACTCAACTTGCAACTCAGCAATCCATTAAAGCATATGTTGATACAAGAATTCTGACAGAAGATACGATTGCAGAATTGAATGATACGACAATTACTTCAGCAAGTGATGGTCATTTTTTAGTACATACTGGTTCTGCGTGGGTCAATGAAGCACCAGCTACTGCACTTTCATCTTTGGGTGTTACTGCAACTGCAACAACTCTTAACAAAGCTGCAACTACAGGAAAATCAATTGCTATGTCTATTGTTTTTGGTAGTTAAAATAAATATAAGTGAATTAAACTTAGGGAATTATGGCAAATCCAAATATAGTAAATGTAACCAGTATATACGGAGAATCAATTGCACAGGCAATGACAACTACGCTAACTACTGTTATTATGACAGTATCTTCTGATGTAGTTTTAAAAGTTAATAGTATAACTGCAACGAATACTCATGCAAGTAATGCAACCGCTTTTTCTTTATCGGTTACAAAGGCTGCGTTTACATCTGCTGGAGTTGCAGATGGTGATGATAACGCAGGAACTTTTTCTATCGCTAGTACTATTAACATTCCTTCTGATGACCTTTTGGTTGTATTAGATAAACCATTTTATTTAATGGAGGGGGATGTTTTAAAGGGGGGAGCTGACCCCGCTACTTGTGACCTTTTTATTTCATATGAAGTAATCAATGATGCATAAAGGGCTATGATATGGCAAAATTAAAAAGTACTAGTGGACTCATTGTAAGGACAAGTACAGAAGACCTTAATGTAATAAGTGGAGATATTTCTGCTACTTCAACTACGATTGCAGATGCGGATAGGGTTTTACTGAATGATAACGGCACGATGGTTCAAGTTGCTGTTACTGATTTAGCTTCTTATTTTGATGATGAAATCACTGCAATGCCCAATCTTGTTACGACAGCTGCAACTACTGTCGGTGCATTAGATTCTGGTTCAATCACTTCTGGTTTTGGAACAATTGATACTGGATCTTCATCAATTACTACAACTGGAACAGTCACAGGTGGGACTCTTGCTGGAACACTTTCCACGGCCGCACAGGGGAGTGTTACCTCTCTTGGTACATTAACCACACTTACTGTTGATAATATCATAATCAACGGAACAAACATTGGACATACGAGTGACACAGACGCTATTGCGATTGCATCTAGTGGAAATGTAACTGTATCACAAGACCTTTCTGTTTCTGGTGACCTTACAGTAAGTGGAACAACTACTACTGTAGATAGTACAGTATTGACAGTTGTTGACCCAATTATTCATCTTCAAACTGCAACGGGTGGTGGTGCATTATCGGGCGATACGGATAAAGATGTTGGTCTTGCACTTCAATATCATAATGGGACTGATGCAAAAACTGCATTTCTTGGACTTGATGATTCAGCAGGAAAATTAACATTTATTCCAGATGCAACACTTTCTTCAGAAGTTGTTTCTGGAACTGTTGGAACAATTGTTGCAGACCTTGAAGGAGATGTAACTGGAACTCTTCAAACAGCTGCACAAGGAAATGTTACATCATTAGGAACTCTTACAACTCTTACAGTTGATAATGTACTTATTAATGGAACTACCATTGGACATACAAGCGACACCGATTTGTTGACACTTGCAAGCGGGATTGTCACAGTCGCAGGAGAACTTCAAACGACAACTCTTGATATTGGTGGAACAAATGTAACCTCTACTGCTGCAGAATTAAACAAATTAGATGGTATGTCGGGTACAGCAGTAGGAACAACAGATACCCAAACAATGACAAATAAAACTTTAACAAGTCCAGTTTTAAATTCTGGTGTAAGTGGATCAGCAGTACTGGATGAAGATGACATGGCATCTGATAGTGCAACCAAAATTGCAACCCAACAATCTATCAAGGCTTATACAGATACAACTTCATCCGCAATGGCAATTGCTCTTGGTTAAAATATGACAGAACATGGAACTTACTTAGGGAATCCTCTTTTAAAAGCTGCATACATCCAGCAAGATTGGACAGAAGAACAAGTAGGAGAATATGTCCGTTGTCAACAAGATCCCTTACATTTCGTAAAAGAACACATAAAAATTGTTTCGGTTGATGAAGGTTTAATTGATTTTGATGTTCGTGATTATCAAAAAGACATGATTGACAGATTCCACAATGAACGATTTGTGATCTGTAAGATGGCTAGACAGTCTGGTAAATCAACGACAATCCTTGCATACCTTCTTCATTACATTCTTTTCAACGAAAATGTTTCGGTTGCAGTCCTTGCGAACAAGAAGTCAACTGCAATGGAACTTCTTGGAAGACTTCAACTTGCATACGAGCATATGCCGAAGTGGTTGCAACAAGGAATTCTAATATGGAACAAAGGAAATATTGAACTAGAGAATGGTTCTAAAATTCTTGCAAGTTCTACATCTGGATCTGCAATTAGAGGTGGATCTTTCAATATCATTTTCTTAGACGAATTTGCATTCGTTCCATCCAATATTTCTGAAGAATTTTTCAGTTCAGTTTATCCTACAATTTCATCTGGTAAAACCACAAAAGTATTCATCGTTTCTACACCAAACGGAATGAATATGTTCTACAAATTGTGGTCAGATGCAGAAGAGGGCCAGAATGATTATTCTCCTATTTCTGTTCATTGGTCGCAAGTTCCAGATCGGGATCAAGAGTGGAAAGAGAAAACGATACGGAATACTTCAGAGAGACAGTTTCAACAGGAATTTGAGTGCTCATTTTTAGGAAGTTCTAACACTCTTATTTCAACTGATAAGTTAATATCTATGCCATTCAAAAGTCCTATTTTTCAACACGAAGGTTTGGATGTATATC